GATAATTTTGCCTTGTGGAAGAATTGGCAGTACGTCCATTGCTGCTTGAACCAGTGCCGCCGCCAGTGCTGCCAGTACCAGCGCTGCTGCCGGATTTCTTGGTAGTTCCGCCTGTGCTTGTGTTGGCCTTGTAGGCTGTTGAAGTGGCTTTTGCACTGCCCTTTGATGCAGAGGGGACAGAACCGGAGGAAGACTTGCTCCCTCCGGAATTGGTTGTGCTTTTCGCGCTGCCAGAAGAAAAGCCGCCAGAGCTTATGAAGTTTACTATGGATTGGATTAGGTTAGCCATATATTACCTCATTAGAGACGTGAGATTGTGTAAGAGGGGGAAGAGCTTGCGCTCTTATTGCCAGCGGAATTTATTGCGTTTGCCTGACTCTGGGTGAGTCCGGTATATTTTACGCCGCCTGGGCCGTAAGCTGTGAACGAACCACCGCCGCTGCCGCCATAATATCCACCGCCACCGCTGCTGCCTCCACCGGAAGAGCTTTTTGCTACAGCCTTGGGGTTTCCGTTTTCGTCAAGGTTGTAGTTGATGGGGCGGTTGTTTACAAGGTTGTCTCTCTGGCCTGCTGTGATGCGGCCTGCATTATATGCAAGTTGGGGATTCTGAGCGGCCCAGATATAAAACATGTTTTCGGCTTCTTCTTTGCCGTAAAGTGCCTCATAGCCAGAGAAGTCGCCGAACTCAGCAAGAATCTGTGCGTTCTTAAGGTCAACGTTTTGTGAGTTCTTGAACTCTTCATACAGAGCAGCGGCCCTTTGATAATCGTTGTTTGCGATAGCCTCCGCCACATCAGACTGATATTTAGATTCAAGCAAAGCCATCTGACGTGCGGCCTCTGCCTGTGCTTCGGACTCAGATGTACGCAGTCCGCCGAAGTCTCTTTGATACTCGCCCTGTCTTGCAAGAGCGGCTTGAGAAGCAGTACCGGTGTTTATGCCGGTTGCAGCTGCTTGACGATTGAAGTTCTGGCGGTTTCTTTCGTACTGCACGGAAAGTTCGTTAGCTGCCTTTTGATACTGGGGAGCAATCTTTTCCTGTGCGGCTTGGTATTCGCTTTTGCTTTGGTCATACGCAGATTTGAGAGTACCAAGCTGAGACTCTTTCTGCGCGTCATACATGGCGTTGATTTTGTCTGCGCCGACTGTGCTGCCGAAAAGAGGCTGAGTTTTGGCAGTTTCAGTTGTCGCAGTTGTAGTGCCGGTCGCGGCCTTTTGGGCTGCGTCCAGTTCTGCTATTGTGGCCATTAGTCAAGCCTCCTTATTCTTTGGGCTGCATGTGATAGCCCGAAAGGGTGTCTACTTTTTTGTCCAGTGAGTCCATTCTTGATTCCAGAACGGGGACACGTCTTGCAAAATTGTTGTGTTCTCTAACCTCGCGGGTCAGTTCCTCAAGCTTTGTCTCAGTTACAGCCTGTGACCGGTTATTGCTTATCATTACTCCGATAAGGGTAATAAAGCCGGTGATTACAGCGGTTACGATGGTTTCAAGCATGGGCTTAACCTCCTATGTCTGTGACGAACTGTCGCAGTGTCTTGAGAAAATGAGCGTTCTTGTAACCGGTTATATCTGTGTTATAGCCGTTACCCACAAGCACGGCTTGCAGTACAAGAATTGAGAGATCGGGAGGAAACCAAGCGTTTGTAGTCTCTGTAGTATCGGTCTTGGGTTCTACGCTTGCCCCGGCAAACTGGTTGTAAAACTCCACGGCGAAAGCGTACCGTCTATCCACGTTGTTTACTGCCGGGCGTTCAAACTCCTTGCAAATCCGCTCTGTGGCGATGTAAAGGTCGTCGGTGCTGCAGAGAAAAGCAAGCAGGGGGGCGTATTCTGTAGTGAGTTCGTGGATTGCAAAATCGACTTGCATATTTTCATCGTCGATTGATGCGCCGCGTTTTGCGGCAAAGTTCAGCAGATTCCTTTTGCGGGGACCATAAGTCCATTGAGCGAGGCCGTAACCCGCACCATCTGTGGTGAAGTTCTTGTATGTACCGTTGTTTACGGCGGCTGTGTAAAGCTCGTCCACAAAGCCCAGCTTCTTTTCGTATGTATTCTGAAGATTGTTGGCTCTCAAGTCTGATTCGGCCTTGAGGTTGCCCAGCATACCGCAGGCCCCAGCGGGGGTAAACCCCGCATTGATAAGCCGCTTATATATATTTTCTGCGCTCAAATATTGCTCCTTTAATGCAAATAAATCTTTGTGGCTCTAAGCCAGTATTTTGACCACGTTTCTGTTTTGCGTGTTGCGGAAATCTGTACCACGCCAGAAGTCAAATCCTCTATGGAAATGGAGAATGTACCCGCGTTGTTTATTGTTATAGCTCGACCAGCTACGCTAAATGTGCTTCCTCTGTCTGCGGAGCTAACGACTATTGTTGCAGTCTTGAACGGGGTCAAATCTATGCTTTTTACTGTCTTGTAGTAAGATGTGCCGCCGTACCATGAGCCGAGGTTTTCACTGCCACCATTGGCTACCTCTATTTGGGAGGCGGTCATAGTGGAAGAGTTGCCGTTACCGGACGAAACCCAGCCGCCGGTCAGTGCAGCATTATCGCCGCCGTTTGACCCGTCGAACAATGAGACTGTGTAAACCAGTTCAACGTGTACTTCCTTGTCTGCGTCAGTAATGATAACGCTTTTTCTTGCGGTATGTTCTGCATCATCGCAGCATGAAACAATCCATTCTCCTAACATTGAAATGTCGAAAACATAGTATCCATCTATGGTATCGGCTTCGTATTCAAATATCCCGTTAGAGCAAACACATTTTGAGCCAGCGGGAAAAGAGACGCCAAGAGAATAAGGCTTGTCTAAGATTGCGTTTGTAATTCCTTGCATAGCTTCATCCTCAACTCAAAAACTTAAAGGATTGCCGCAGGGAATACAGGCAATAGTGAGTATTGTTATGTCGTCAGGGATGGAATTTCCCCAGAAATAAATACCACCATTAAAAGACTCAATGATTCGGCAAATATCTCCAGACTCTGCAATCTCAAGAGGGAAGCCAACGTAACAGTAGTGGTTTGCAGTTACGCCTTTTAGATTTAACGTTGCTTTATAAGGGTAGCCATTGCTTGCAAATCGCGTATCGCTGGCCCAAGCGGAAGAGGGTAAAGATACGTTTTCAAAATAAAATGGTCTTGCATCATCGCCCAATTTTTCATGCGTTACAGCAGACTCGCCAATAGCCGTAGTTTGTACGGCACCAGCGGCAAACTTTTTTGCGGTCAGTGTGCCGTCCTTTACTTTGCCGCCTGTAATGGTCAGGTCTGCAATGTGTTCATCTTTGATAGATGTCTTACCATAGTGACGGCTTTCAAGGGTTTCGTCCTCAAGCTTCTCACCAGCGACGGAGTTATCCTCAAGCTTCTCACCGGGGACTGAGTCGTCTGCAATGTGTGCGCCACTAACGGCAGCGGCGGCGATTTCCCTTGATGTGATAGCTTCGGACACAAGCTTGGAGCCTGCAAGGCTTGCGTCGGGGATAGCGCCTGTAGCTGTGTTGTCTATAGCAAGCTTGAGAGCTTCAAGGGCTTCTTGTATGGTCTTGGCATTACTCATGCCGCTTATGGTTTGTATGCCAAGGGAAGCAGCTGCTTGTATGCCTTCAAGATAGGGGAGCAGTTCTTGATTTATGTACTCTTTTATATCTAAGCCTGCTTGGTCAAATTCTGCCTTGAGTTCGTTCGGCTCAAGGCCGCCAACATCATTGGGGTTATCATCCAGCTTTGAAATGTTGGCAAGGTCTTTTTCAAGTTTTGGGATTGCCATGCTTTTACACCTTTTTATTTATAATGTAGAGTTGACTCGTCCGCAAGCTGAGAAGCCAATATGTTGATGGTAAAAGGAATAGCGGGGATATACTCGGAATAGATGCGGACAAGACCGTCCTCACTGTAGGCTTTCCAAAGGTTATCGTATTCCACGCGTTGTTCATAATAAGCTTCAAGGGTTTCTGGGACGGAGAGATGTATTTCGCCCATATCTGTTTCAAGCAGACCTTCAACCGGGAGTTCAATAACATAGCCTCCGGCACCGGTGTTGTCTGCTGTCCACCCCTCAGTAGGCACTTCTACATAATAAACTTTATTGTACAAGCTGTCGGAAAGCTTTTCTTTTGTTATTGCCCCGGTGGGGATTTTCTCAGAGGTAACAGCGCCGGGGAAAATCTTTGCTGCAGAAATGGCTTGGTCGGGGATTTTCTCACGTGTGACGGCATTGTCAGCTATTTTTGCAGTTGTGACGGCATTGTCAGCTATCTTCTTCGTGGTAGCGATACCGTCAACGACCTTTGCGCCGGTAACGCTACCGTCTGCGAGAATGGAGGTAGTAACAGAACCATCCTCAAGCTTGAGTGTGCCAATGCTCTTATCCGGAAGTTTCTCAATGCCGATTTGTCCGCCGCCGCCAATACCGAGGGCTGCGGCTTCTATATCACTCTCAATTTGAGGAATGAGAGTGGTGTTTATATATTCTTGCAGAGTTAAGCCCGCTTTATCGAAAACGGCTTTCAGTTCTGCTGCGTCGAGGCCGCCTACGTCATTGGGATTGTCGTCAAGCTTCGACACATAGCCAAGGTCAACTTCTATTCTTGGGAGTGACATTTTTCCTCCTTTATTTTGCGTCGCCGGTCATTCTTACGCGAATGTCAGAAGCGAGGATTGTAGCCGTTGCGTCAACGGCCTCAGTGCGGAATATCAGTTTGTAAAACACAAACTTCTTTGCTTTTATCTTCATTCGCTCCATCTGGGGCTTTCTGTTCGTTGCAAAACTCCAGTGTGCAAATGTGGCGGGATAGAATGAAGCCAGACGGGAGGTAACGACTTTCTCCGTGTAGCTTGACTTTCTGTCAGTCTGCACAGTTATGTAAACCTCGCTGTTGGCCTCGGGCTTAACGCCAAGCCAAAGCACTGCGGCGAACTTTCTAAGATGGTCAGCGCCAAAGCTCATTGAGCCGGATTCCCAGTAAGCGATAATGGCCTCGCCGTCGTCGTTTCTGTAGTCATAGTGCATGTGCTTGATTTTGCCGTCAGTTGTGCCGAAATACAGATTGTTTTTGAAGCTTACAAAACACTGGGCATTGATACCGGTGTAGTAGTACCAGGCATCAGCGGCGTAGTTGTGTACAAGGCAGTTGCCGTTGTAAGCAATGATGTATTCTTGACTTGCGTTGTCGTCGAAACAGATGCACTTCTTGGTGTCAAACGCTCTCAGTGTGGCATAGACATTGTCTGAGATTCGTTTTGCCTGTCTCTCGTCGGCTGTGAGGTTTGATGAATAGGAGCTATTGTTGCGCCATTCGTAGCAGTCCTCGCCGAAAAGAGTACGGGGAGAGTTCAAGACAAGCTGTGCCTGTCCAAGGGCTGAATTGCCAATGCTTCTGTTGGTAGGGGTAGAATAAAAGGCGGCGGTCAGTAGACCATCTTCCTTTGTTATCTCGCCATACCTAATGCTATATGTGCTGTGGGATTTGAAGCAAATCAGTGTTGAGTAATGGCGTATCAGCGCAGTAATCGGGGTGTTGCTGTCGCCAATGGCCATCTCGAACAAATCCGGGAAATAGTCAGCGCGAGGAAAACCGTCATAGTCCAAACCGGAGTAAAGACACTTATGTGTTCCGTCGCCGTAAATGAAAACTCTGGAATCCTGTGTTGAGTTATAAAGCTCAGAGAAGCGCATCTTGGTAACTTGCTCCCTCAAGGCTGCTTCAACAGTCCAGCCAATTTCATAGCTGTTAACGCCTTTTTCGGGGATTGAGGTAAATGTAACTGTTCCCGCTGCAAGGTCGCATGTGTAAGCGTCGGATGCCAGATGGTTTCCTGTCGCAAAGTCTTTGATATAGTCAAGCGACAAGATGTTTTTCTCAGGGAGAGGGAAGCTTGCTTTTTCGCCGTCTGGAGAAATCCACAAACGGCGCTGTCCGCAAAGTCTGTTGACTTCCTCCATGTTTTCGCCGCCGCCGGCTGGGGTGACGGAAATTCTGACAAGGGGTCTGTAGCCCTCAACGTCTTTGAGTTCTACGCCATCCCATTGCTTGTACTCAGTTCCGTTGAGCATGTAGACGATGTTTGAGAAGCCAAAGAAATGCACGTTGTTGTCGCAGTTTATTTCGCCAAGCTCAACCGCTTCCCATGCCTCGGAGCTTTCGTCCCAAAGGCTGAAAAGCTTTCCGTCACAGGCTGCAAGCACCACTTCATGGCCACTCACAAAGCCAGTCCAGAAACCTTTCACAGGTTTGCCGCTATCGGCAAGATTGAGTAGGGTTTTTGTTCCCGGACGCTTCTGTAAATTGCCGTCACGGGTAATGCGGAAGTTCTTCATGTCTGCCGCTTCACCCAGCTTAAGCTTAGTGTCGCCGTCGGGAGTTTGGTGCAGTCCGCTCCATGCGTTGATGGCGAATACCTTTTCATTTGTGGAGGCGCTTATCTTCGCCATTTACTCACCACCTTGAAAATTCTCCATACTCAATGCCGCCATAGCAGTCGATTATGTCCTCGCTCTCGGTGGGCAGGCTGCTCATTAAGTCGCTCTTGAGTTCTTCATAACGTTGCTGGAAGAAGTTCGCACTCGTTGGATCCTCTTGCATCAGCAAATGAGCGGCAAGCCCATAGGGCATTACTGAAATGCAAATGTAGTCGTCAAGGTCTATTTCGTCAGATATGGCCTTGATTCTGGGGAA